AATTTCGGGAGTTGTATCACCAGATAAAAGTCCACTCCTAACTACTTGGTTTAATCGTTTTGCTTCTGCCTCTGCTATCCCTAGAAATGATTTCTTAACCGTGTTTCCATTAGGTAGCGTTATTGTTTGACCTTCTTTAGCAGTTAATTTAAAAGTTCCTTTTGTCCTTGCTTTCTTATCTTTTGTAATTCCTGCTAACTCACTTTTTAAAACAGCAAGGTTAATAGCAGTTGGATCTGTAGTTACAACAGACTTAGCAAATGACTGACTAACAGCAACAGACCTAAAAGAATAACCAATTTGGTCATGGATCTTTTCAGCCATGCCTTTAGGAATTGATTTCTTTAATTGACCTTCAACAAATCCTGCCTGTACTTTTGCAACCCCTTCAAGCTCAGTAATTAAATCATCAACACTTCCATTAGCCCACGAATTTAAACTCTCCTTTGTTTGTTTTATTAACGCTCTTAATCTTGCAGTCTTATAAGCAGGTCTTTCATTTAATGGTTGCCCTTCAATGATTTTTAATTTCTCAACAGCTTTTAACATCACATTGTTATATGAAGTAACCAGCTTTTTGGAAACGCTATTACTAAACCGATTAAGGTCTATCGCATTGCGATAAAACTCAGGCGGGATTCCATCACCGACAGGAACAGTTTTTGACATTTATTCAGCTTGGTCGTTTTCGTCTTCTGGTTCTGCTGATTCTTCAGGTTCCGCTTCTTCCTCTTCCTCCAGAGGTTGATCCACTTCTATTAAGGAAGCCTGTTGCGTTGCCTCCAACTCTTCCTCAACGTCAAACTCATCGCCAAGCACTTCTCCTTCGTGTAATTGCTTCAAGAGAGTTTCTTGTGTAATTGTTCCAGCCGTATAAAGTTGCAACAAACTACCAATTTCTTGAGGATCTAAACGAGCCGCCAAGAAATCACGATTAACAAAACTACTACCTGCTGAATTATTGCCTAAATACTGTGCATGGAATATTAAAGAGTTATCTATCATGTCTTGCATCTGTTGTGCGACTACCTGCATCGTGCTGTCGCCTTGTGACCTATCTATTCTTTTTGACTCTGCTGTCTCTGCCCCTAGTTTTTGGCCTAGCACCGCAGCCAACGCAAGAGTATTTATTTGATGCTCTAGCTGATCTAATCTCTTGAATTGAGAATCAAAGCTAGTGCCTTTGCTCTCGATGTATTCGGCTCGACCATCAGCAGGAAAAGCAATTGCCTCACCGGGGCCAGCAGAAACTTCTTCAGATGTTTGAGGGAATCCATAAAACGCAAGCATTGGAACTGCTGCGATATGCAATTGATTATCAAGATCTGATTGTGTTTGATAAGCCTTAAGATTTAATTCTGCAATATCTTCCATCGGTGGACGTGATTCCATGAAATTAATCCTGTTGGAATAAGCAACAGAAAAAGGAATTTCAGACAATGATGTGGTTCCTTCATCAACCAATTGAAAATCACCGTCATTATTTTTACGGTGGATTTCAAAAGCTCCGGGTGTTAATAATCGAACCTGCTCAACAATCGTTTCACCATAATCTCCATCAGGCTCAACAACTTTTTCCATCAATCGAAGTTGAGTGAATTTCTGTTCCCCATCTTTTAATTCTGTTCTCCAACCAAGAATGTCTCTAGGTGTATATGTAACCCAGTAAGGTCTTCCGTTTGCATTAGTAGGAGCATCAATTAGCACTCCGCAATGTCCATATCTAATTACTTTTCTAGCCGTGTCATAAGTCCAAATATTTAAATCATTCCCTTGCAGATCTACATCAAATAATTGCTCACGAATAACATCAGCAACGTCATTTAATCTAACTGGCTTTCTTGTCAACATTCCAGCCAACATTCTTTCAAGTCGCTGGTAATAAGGAGGACAGACTGAACGAGCTAATCTATTGTCGTATGCCTCATCTAACTCACGAGGTTCTTGAGGTAAAAAATCTCGATGGCGTTTTCTCATCTGATATGAACCGCCCATTAAATTCTCAATCAGAATCCAATGAGGTTCCATATTCTCCCAAGCACTATTCGGATCATTAATAGCTGCTGTTGTTCCAGCTTTCTCACGTTTATAAAAGTTGTATCCGCTATACACGATGAGCCTCTTTGGTTATGTAAACAGTTTAGACAATAGTTTTAGTAAATCCTAATACCCGTACCTCTTCCTGAGTTCATGTGTAATGGATTGAACTCCTTCCATATTAAGTAACCTAAAGAATCTGCCATGTGATCCAGATTCATTGTCTTATCCGGGGTGCCATCTTCTGCATACGCTTGAAGCTCTAAAGACTCAATTGTTTTCTTACAACGTGGGTGGATATGTAATCTTATTTCTTCTTTTCCATTAAGTAACATTGCTTGAACTGCTGCAACTCTATCCCTGACGTAAGGATTGCTTGCACCTGACAAGTTGACAATTTTTCTTTGCTGCAAAATTTGGATGTCGGTCTTAGCAGCATTTGTTGATCTGTTTCCACCTGAAGCGTCTGGATATGCGTAGATCGTACTGTGCGGAAATTTTTCTCGCAATTGGTCAGCCATTGAATCTGTGTCATGTGCTCCTCCAATCTCATCAAAAATGTATAGATGTCCTTTGCTGATTACTCCAATTGCTGCGTTGCAATTTCCAACGTTAAAGTCACAACCAACTCGAATAATTTCTTCTGAGTGATCGGGCATTTCTTCAGTTACATGCTTTGCTCTATCAAAACGGTCATAAACGGCTCCCGTTTGAAGATTGCAAAATTCGCCTTCTGTATAGGCTTTAACTAAAGAAGCTGGATAATTTTCAAGTAATGCTTGTAGAAAGTCAGGCGGCAAGTAAGGATTGTCAGCCGTTCGAGCTTTGAAGAGTGCTCTGTCTTGCTTGTGACCTTCTCGGACAAATAAATTATAGAACGTGCCGAAACCTTCGGGAGTAGAGAAAAGACCTAATTGTCTTCTATTTCCTGCTCTTAATCTACCTAAGAATTTTTCAATAGCTTTTTGGGCTATGTCTGGTTTTGTAGTATCTAACTCATCTGACGCAATAAAACTAAGGTTGACACCAACAATTCTCTGCCATGATTCCATTGAACGGCAAAGGATAGTAACTTCACCATTTGGCAAATTTAATTTGTACTCAGGGAGTGGGGATGCCCTGTATTCAAATTTAACTGCATGATTTTCCCAAAATTCTTCAAGAGAACGCTGCAAAACATCACGAACCAAAGCCCCAGTAGGAGCGAAAACAGCCCCAACCGTATTGGGATTATCAAGAGCACAAAGGGTAGACCATGCACAAAGGGTTCTTGTTTTACCTGCTCCATAACCTGCACAAAAACCAACGATTCTCTTTTCTACATTCTCACAAATTTTCTGCTGATAATTTAATAAACCGTCAAAGATACGTTGCTTGATTAAATCGCTTTGAGTTTGCTTTTCTTCTGGGGAATAGTTGAAGGCAGTAAAACCTTGCGGATGTAAAACGTGCCCTGTTGGTAACTCTTCAAGAATATTCAAGAGCAAAGAGAAGCTAATTTAGCTGCTGTATTAATTGCCCCAAGTGCAATGTGATATTGCCCTGCCTTTCTAGCTTCCATCTGTAAGGTGCTGCATTGGCTCAAAAGATCTGCCACCATCTGAGGCCGTTCTATGTCCCAATCGCTCTTTAATTGGTCTCTAGCTAACGCTAAGTAATCATCTGCTGCTCTTGCACTAACCCCCCATGCACTTGAAGCATATTGAACACAATCTGACCTTCTGCCACCATTAGCAATAATCTGAGCAAACTTTTGTGCTCTTACAATTGTTTCTGCTTTAGTGCCTTTTTTAGCCATATTTATATTATTAACACAAATTTAAAAAGCATTTTGGATATAGCCAGACTTTAGTTTGCAATTAGTGTAAGCCAAGAGTAGGAAAACAGTAATGCAGGAATACTTATGCAATTGCGAGCATTGCCAAAAGATAAGGGAACAGCAAGTTAAACATGGAGAATGGTTAAGGGGAGGATTGACTAAACCACATAATCTTATTAAGATTAGCAAGTCAACCACACAGGACTTTATTCATGGGCAAATTCGCTGACGCACTGCAAGGAATTGTGGAAACAATGAAAGCAGGAGACGAAGTTTTTCAACTTAATATTAAAGAGCTTGAGAAATCAGTTGTTGAGATCCAAAAAACAGAAAACATTCTTGCTTACAAGAAAATCTGGAACGATTAAGCAATAAGCCCTTCGGGGCTTTTTTATTTTTCCTACATCCACCCCCCCTATATAAAAACCATGTCAAAAGAAGTCAGAATGATTAAAGGCAGATTGTATAAAGAAGAATCTGCTGGAAATTGGGAACCAATGGAAACAACCGCAATTAATGATGCTGGTGTTGCTTATAGAGCAATTCAAAGATTGCTTTTATCAATCAATGATATTGAAATTAAACAAGCTGGTTTATCTCGCAAAGAATTAAATCCTTTAGTTGAAGCACTTGATACGCTTCAGGCAATAAAAAAGGTTGAACAAAAACCTTTAGAGGAAGAGCTGCACCCAAAAGGATGGCTGGAAGCTGCAAATGCAGATGGAGAATTATTTGATGAGTATTTTGAAGTACCAAAGAAATCAATCGCAGAAGCAAAAATAAATAATGTTATTGACATTAAGCAATAATCTTATTAAGATAAAGGAGTA